GAGTTTCTTTAGGAAGTAGTTTAGCACTTCATCAAGTATCTATTCTACAAAATAAAATAAATGTCACCGTTGTTCCTGGTCCATTTTCCCCATCAAATAATACCTCTGGACTTGGAACTTTTGGTGGAGAAATAATTGGTAATAAATTTAGTCTAAATTTTTATCCAGACTCAACTAGTAATATTATAACTGCACAATCATTTAATGAAGTTTTTTACACTGAAACTGATTTTGATAATCCACCAGAAGCATTAATATATGAAACTGTAGATCAAAAAGTTTTTGCTACATCTTACGATGGAAAAAATGGAACTAGAGTAAACAAAGTTAGTTTTGATTTAAAACATAACAATGTTCCAATTTATAAAAAAACTTTTAACCCAGCAAATTCTAATATTTTAAACTTATCTACTGGATTGTTTACTATTACAAATCATTTCTTTAATACAGGTGAAGAACTTGTGTATACACCTGGATCTTCGTTTATTGGGATTGGAAAAACAGCAGTTGGCATAGGATCAACAGTAAATCATTTAGGAGTAGTTACTAATAGATTGCCAGAAAAAGTTTTTGCAATTGCCATAACACCAGATACATTTAAACTAGCAACTACACAAAGTTTTGCTGCATCAGGAATTGCAGTAACATTTACTGATGTTGGAGTTGGAAATATCCATTCTCTTGAGATGACTAAAAAACTATCTAAAACTGTAATTGCTCTTGATGGTGTTGTTCAGCAACCAATTACCTTCACCCCAGTAAATCATAAACTTCAATATAATAGTGGCGGAATTACATCTGGTATTTCTACATTTAATCTTAGTGGTATTTCATCCATACAACCAAGAGATATTTTAAAAATTGATGATGAATATATGAAAGTTGTTGAAGTTGGCATTAGTAGTAATGTTGGCGGAGCCCTTCTTGGACCAATCCGTGGAATCATTCAGGCAGGATCAAGTGGTATTACAACATTCCCAACAGTGTCTGTTGTAAGGGCATCAGTTGGGTCCACAGCTACAGCACACTCAGATGGTGCAAATGTTCAGTTATATAAAGGATCATTCAATATTGTTGGATCTGAGGTTTATTTTACTGATCCACCAAAAGGAAACACGAGAAGAAGGAGAGATCAGAGTAATCTCCCATATGTTAAAGCAGAATTTAGTGGCAGAACATTTTTAAGATCAAATTATGCAACTAATATGGTATTTGATGATATTTCAAGTGAATTTACTGGTATAGGTCAAACATATAGAATGACCGTTGAGGGCATCAATACCACAGGAGTTTCAGTTGGTAATGGTATTTTGTTTATTAATGGTGTTTTCCAAACACCAACAACACTTAATAATGGTGGAAATAATTATGAATTCCAAACTTCCTCAGGAATTTCTAGCGTTGTATTCACTGGAATTACTTCTACTGACGGAACTCGTATTACATCAGATTTTGATGTAAATCAAAATCAACTTCCACGAGGTGGAATTATTGTATCTCTTGGATCTACACCAGGTTTAGGATATGCACCATTGGTTGGTGCAAAAGTTAAGGCAAATTTAAATGCATCTGGATCTATTACCAGTATTACAGGCATTTCTCATACCGGTCCTGGCCAGTCAATTAGTACAGCTTTGTATAATAACATTACAGGAATTATTGAAATAACTACAAATTCAAATCATAATTTTGGTGGAGGAGACAGAATTAAATTAGTCGGACTAGCATTTACATGTCCATCTAGTGCTGGAATTATATCTTACTTCCCATCAACAGGATTAGATTACTCTTATGATATTGTTGGAATTATATCTGCAAAATCGTTCACGGCTAATGTTGGAACAAGCACACTGCCCCACACATATATTGGATTTGGCACTGTTTTCCCCTGGTATGATCTAAATCATGGTTCTGGGTATAGAGGAACCGTTTCTATTGGCGTTACCGATCCAAATCATGTTGGATCTGCAGCATCCATCACTGCAACCGTTGGTGCTGGTGGTACACTTTCATTTAATGTAGTTAGTGGAGGTAGTGGATATAATGATCCTTACATAAGAATACCAGAACCAAATTATGAAAATATAAGTGTAGTTGGCGTTTCCAGAGTTGGAATTGGATCAACAACCAGTACAGGATCAAACTTATTGATGAATATTAAGATTGGACCTGCATCAGGAAGAGTTGGAGTTGGATCTACCTCTAGTGGTATTTTTTATGATACAAGTCCAGGATCTGAACTTCAAAGGCGTTTAAGAACGCCAGTAAATCAAAATGATTATATTGTCGGTGTAGGAGCATCTTTGTTTCAAGTTGAATCTTTCCAAATAGCAAGACCAGGATACGCATTCCAAGTTGGTGATGTATTTAAACCAGTTGGTCTTGTGACCGCCATTGGATACAATAAACCTATTACTGAGTTTGAATTGGAAGTTGTTGAAACATTTAATGATTCAATCTCATCATGGTCTTTTGGTGAAATGAATTTTATTGATAGCATAAGTCCATTTCAAGATGGAATTCGAACAAGATTCCCTCTAATTTTAAATGGACAACTTTTAAGTTTTGAAATTGATGCAAGTAATCCACTTTCAAGCGCAATAAATCTTGATGCAGTATTAATGATATTTGTTAATGGCGTATTGCAAACTCCAGGTGTTACTTATCAATTTAATGGTGGAACAAGTTTCACATTTACAGAAGCTCCTGATGCTGGAGATGATGTTGATATTTTCTTCTATATTGGGCAGAATGGAGTCGATGTTTCAATTATTAACGTTAATGAGACTATAAAAATTGGAGACTTTATTAAAATTAATGGACATCCACTACATTTATCAATCTTAGATCAAGATAGAAATCGTACTATTACTGAAATCAGTGGATCTGATACTGTTGAAACAGACATTTATACTGGTTCTGGGATCAATAATAGTAAATTCCGCCCATTTGAGTGGTCAAAACAAAAGAAAGATTTGTATGTAGGTGGAATTTTTATATCAAAAAATAGAGATTCTCTTGAACCGTTTGTCTATCCAACAGCAAAAATCATTGGAGATATTTCTAGTTCAAGCACAGAGATATTTGTAGATGATGCTAGATTCTTTATCATGGAAGAGACAACTCAAAGACCTGGAATTGGCACTATTATTGGTGCTAAAAATGAAAATTTAACTTCTTCTTATGGCATAAACATTTCTACCATTGATGCTCGAATCGTTGAAGGAACAAATCCAGTTTCTGCAGCATTTACAGCAACCGTATCCGTTGCTGGAACAATATCGGCAATAACAATCACTAATCCTGGACTTGGATATTCATCCAACTTGCCAATTAAAATATCAGCACCACCTAGAATTGGTGTTGGTATTGGCACAACAGCGTCCGCTCAAGCTATTATTTCTGGTGGCATTGTTTCCTCTGTATCAATAACTAATCCTGGTTTTGGGTATTCAATTGCACCACAAGTTATTATTGATGTCCCTAAGGCAAAAACTGAATATATTGACGGTATTCCTGATAGTGGTATTCAAGGATTTGCTGGAATTATTACTGGAATTAGCACAACTAGTGGTGTTGGTGGACATCCCCTTGCACTAAAAATTAATTTTAGAGCTGATGCATCAGATGCCAACGATTTACAACCAGGATATCCAATTTTTGTATATGAAACCGTTGTTGGTAGTGGGGTAACTTCTGTTAATAGTGGAAATGCATCTATTGTTGGAATTGGAACAAATCGTTTGGATAACATTTATATTGTTGGAACAAAAACAAATACTGGACCAGATTGTGAGATAATTTGTAATATACATACCAATACCAATACTACCGGAATCAATACAGTTGGATCTATATTATCTCCTTGCGGTAAAGTTTCTTGGGGAAGAATAACCAACTTCACATCAAGAGTAAATCCAATTTCAATTGGAGTTACTGGATTAACTATTGATGCGGGATTATCATCTTTCCCAGAAATTCAAAGAAGAGAATTTGGTCTTAGAGACTCTGGAGGAATTAGAAAATTTTCTAATAATTCCATTCCATCAATATAATGGCATATAAATACATAAAAAAGTTTAACGATGTCAGCAATTGTTACTGATCAATTTAGAATTTTAAACGCTAGTAATTTTGTAGATTCATTTGATAATTCGTCTAATTCTTACTACGTAACTGTTGGTCTACCTAATCCAGCAAAAGTTGGTTTTGGGAGAACAACAACTTGGAATACAAATCCTCCTGCACCTATTGATAGTTTTTCAAATATTAACCATAATATTGATACTATTCTTTATGGCAAAAAAATCTCTTCATCTAATATTAGAAGAATAATTAGGAGAATAGACTGGGTTGTGGGAACAAGATATGAAATGTATCGTGATGATTATAGTATTGTAAATCCAAGCCCATTAACAAACGCGGCTAGATTATATGATGCAAATTACTACGTGATGAATGAAAACTTTAGAGTTTACATTTGCATTGAAAATGGGTCTAGTGGCACCAATTTAAAAGGAAATACTTCTCAAGATCAACCAACTTTTACAGACTTAGAACCCTCTAGAGCAGGAGATAGTGGAGACGGTTATATTTGGAAATATTTATTTACAATTTCTCCCAGTGATATAATTAAATTTGATTCAACGGAATACATAACAGTTCCTAATAATTGGACAACAACTTCTGATTCTCAAATTAAACCCATTAGAGATGCTGCAGACTCTACTGTTTATCAAAATCAAATCAAAACAGTTTATATTGAAAAAGGTGGTGCAAATTATGCGGTTGCTTCTGGTGTAGAGGTAAATCTTTTAGGAGATGGAACTGGTGGTAAGATTAAAGTTACTACCTCTGGTGGAAAAATAACTAATGCCACGGTTGTTTCTGGAGGGAAAAATTACACTTACGCCATAGTTGATTTAGGATCTTTAAATTCAAATACAACAGGAACTAATGCAAAATTAATTCCTATTATTCCACCATCCAGAGGACACGGGTATGATATTTACAAAGAATTAGGAACAGATAAAGTTTTGATTTACGCTAGATTTGATGACTCCACTAAAGATTTTCCAGTGGATACAAGTTTTGCTCAAGTAGCTATTATAAAAAATCCAACATCAATTGGATCAACACAAATATACACAGATAATACTTTTACTGGATTATCTTCATTAAAATTTACCACTACATCAGTCTCTGGAACTCCAACTGTTGGTGAAAAAATTGAACAAACTACAGCAAGTGGTGGGAAAGCTGTTGGATATGTGGCTTCATATGATAACGAAACTAAAGTTCTAAAATATTTTAGAGATAGATCTCTGTATTTTAATCAAACAACACAAGATCAGCAAGATTATGTTGGTATCACTACTAATGGTGCATTTAATTCATTTGAAGCGACATCCTCTCAAGTTAAAGGAGTATCATCTTCATTCACTGGTACTATTGATTCGGGATTTTCTGGAATTACAACAAATCCAACTGGAACAAAGTTAATTAATTTAGGAGTTAATTTTACTAATGGTTTGGCATCTCCTGAAATAAATAAAGGATCGGGAGAAATAATTTATCTCGATAATAGACCTATAATTAGTAGAAATCTACGTCAAAAAGAAGACATTAAAATAGTACTGGAATTTTAAACAATGCCACAAAAGACAAATCTCAATGTAAGTCCATATTATGATGACTTCAATAAAGATGAGAATTTCTATAAAGTTCTCTTTAAACCAGGATATCCAGTTCAGGCTAGAGAACTAACTGGTCTCCAATCTATTTTACAAAATCAAATAGAATCTTTTGGTAGTCATATTTTTAAAGAAGGTTCTATGGTCATCCCAGGTTCAGTGACCTGTGATTTTGCTTATACAACGGTTAAAGTTAATGCCAATCATTTAGGTATCGATGTAACTGCTTATATAAAGCAAATAACGTCTGCAAATAATGGGAGAGGAACACTAGTAAAAGGTCAAAAATCAGGAATTATTGCTACGATAAAAGGATATATTTTACCTCCAAATGAAGGCGTTGATCAAATAACATTAGCGGTAAAATATCGTGATGGCGGTGCA